TCTGCTTGGACTGGTTTGCCTAAGTTTTTGCAGTGGCTTCCGGCTTTGTTTATCGATGCCGCAATCATTGCTTACACGATCTCTCTGATTGTGTTTAAAGCACGTGGTGAGTCTACTTGGCGGACAACGTTAGGGCTTCTCGGCTTTGCTTTGGTGAGCGTCATGGCTAACGTGACACACACTATTGCTTTCTGGGAGGGTTCTCTGGTAGACTATCGTGCGTGGATGGGTGTTCTCATTACTGCCTCTGCACCGATTGCGGTTCTGCTGGCATCTGAAGAGATCACACGCCTAGCTTTTGAGAAAACAGATAAGTAGTGGCCGGCTATACCCACGAAAGGTATCAGCCGGTTTATGTTGGAATGACACCGAAAGCCAACAAAGCGTATCACACGCTTATGTTGGCGATCGATGAAAACCCAATATACCCTTGCCTGAATAATCCATACTTTTACATGGACTATGATGGGTTGGGGCTTGAGAAAGAAGACCAGAATGGTCGTGTCTCAATATCGGATGATGATGCTGAGGCCTTGTGCTATGGTTGTCCTCTGCTGAAGCAGTGTTATGATTACGCTGTTGCTGCGGAGATGGACGATGGCATTTGGGGTGGCATTAACTTCGGAACACAAGACAAATTATTTTAAGGAGAAACATGATTACAAGTGATAGAATCAAGGACTTGTCTTTGAGTTTGTTCAAGCAGGAGTCTGCTCGTGACAAGCAAAAGAAGATTGGTGCTTCAGATTTTTCCGACCCTTGTGAATATCACTTGGCTAAGAAATTGTTGGGGCAATCATCTGGCGAGTTCAAGTATTGGATGGGTGCTAAGCTGGGCACTGCAACACACGAATTCTTGGAGACACGCATTCCGCTATCAGACATGTCAGAGTTCCCAGAGTTCGATGGTGCATTAATTGAGCAGACCATCACTCTTGGCGAGCTGGAGGGTTACGGCATTATCAAGTCTAAACCCGACCTCGTGTTGGTGAACGGCAATCATTTGATTGACTGGAAGACTAGCAAGCGTGACAAGAGTAAGAAGCTCCAGAACGTCATTCACGGTTTGAAAGACGATCCGGAGTCAAGCTACACCTTGAAAAAGTATTTCGCTCAGGCACAGATTTATGCTTGGGGCTTGAATGCTGGTGGCATCAAGGTAGATGGGTGCAGTCTTGTGTTCATCAACCGTGACGGCACTTACGATCCTGATGTTTGGGATTGGACGTTCCCTTATGACGAGGCTTTTGCGGTTTCGATGTGGGAGCGTTTGCAGGGCATTTGGAAAGATCTGCAGGACGGCCGTGACCTTGAAACTTTCGAGCGTGAGCCTTTCTGCTTTAACTGTAAGGTGCTAGATGCAGATTAATATCAATGTTGTAGTTCTCGCCACGCTGGTGAGAACTATTGTGGGGGTGGCCGTTGGTGTGATACTATGGTTGTCCGCAAGAGAGGTAACAAGTGGGGGGCTTAAGGCTACGCTTTTAGTTCTAATGTCTTACTTCATCACCATGTCTTTTTACCGTATGGTCAAAGTCATGAAGCTAAAAAAAGAAATGGAAAAATTTCTTGAAGAACACCTTGACAACGAAGATCTCAAGGGTTAAACTATTCTTCTAGGAGGAAGATAATATGGGTGAATTCCCAAAACTGCCGTTTGAGCAGTTCATTACAAAGGCTTCACAGCTGAACGCACCGAAGACAATTCTGGTTTACGGTGACCCTAAGCGTGGCAAGTCTTGGTTCGCTGCTTCTGCTTCAGAAGTTGCAGAGCTATCACCGGTGTTGGTTATTGACACTGAGGGTGGTTCATCAGCTATTGCTCGTGACTGGAAAGATGTTGATGTTATCAACGTCAAGAGCCACGAGGAGTTCGACTCGGTTGTTAAGAGTCTTATTGGCACACCAAACAAATACAAGACTGTTATCATTGACACTCTTGGCGTTGCTATGGATCGTGCCGAGAAGTTCTTTGGCGAGAAGCCGGAGAACAAGAACAACAAGTTTGGTAAGTGGGGCGACTTGAAAGAGTGGGTTACTGATATGACTCGCAAACTTCACTCCGCACCATTCCTTTCGATTCTTGTGGCACATGCACAGGACGACAAGGACGACCAGACTGGCGCAGTAAAGATTGTTCCGTTGCTTCCGGGCTCGGCCAAGAATACTTTGCCATCCATTCCTGATATCATCGCCTACATGGGCGCTGAAGTTGACGACAAGGGTGTTCTGCACCGAGTGCTATACTTGGAGTCTTCTGAAAGACTAGTATCAGGAAACCGCTTTGGTTTGCCAGCACGTTTGGTTGACCCGAGCATGAAGAAAATCATCGATAAAATCAATGGAGGAAACGCCTAACATGGGTATTTCAATTAACATCACCTCTGCGGATCTTTCGCAGAACACTGGTTCGTATTCCGCAGTTCCGGCAGGAACTTACAACGCAACAATTTTCAATGTTGAGTTGGCTCAGGTTAAGTCTGGCGACAACGCTGGCAAGCCGCAGTATAAGTTGCAGTTCCGCATTGCCGAGGGGCAGTATGAGAACCGTCGCTTGTTCACCTATGTTCCGCTTTACACTGGTAAGGCTTTCTGGAAGACTCAGGCGTTCTTCGGTGCGTTGGGTTACGACATGAAAGATGGCCAGTTCACAGTGCCAACCCCTGACGAACTTGCTGGCAAGCCTATCGCCGTCAAGGTAACAATCGTCAAGGATCAGGATGGCGTTGACGACAACAACGTTGCTGGCTTCGTCAAGGGCACTCAGCCTACCGGCGCGGCCTCCAACCTAGCTGCTATGGGCGCAACGCCTGTGGCGGCCTCAGACGGGCCTTGGGGCACGTTCTAAATGGGCAGACCTGGCCAAGTCTTTAAACTGGCCACAAGCCCCGAATGGTTGCGTTCGTTTCTTCTCCTTTCTGGCGTGGCAAGTTCGACTCTTGCTCGGGGCACTAGGTTGCAGATGGCATCACTCGTAAGATCGATTCACTTCTTCTGCAACCGACTAGGGCTAGGAATGGTGTCGATTGTTGACTAAAACTCTCAGTGAGAAGCAACAAGACCAGAGTTCGATTCTCTGCTAGTCCACGTAACTAAGGAGAAAAGTGGAAGCAAAAGATTTTTTAGAAACAATATTTGGTAGCGGCGCAGGTTACGCCACGCTTGTCACAAAAGACGGCAAGGGCGTTCCGACTGTGCAAAAATTCTACAGCTACCCTGACGAACTTGACAACATGCTCGCATACATTAGCGAGCGCACAAGCGAAGACGTTTACTACTCACCGATTCTCTACTATGAAGAGCGTCGCATTCGTGAGAACGCTAAGACCGTCTCCGTTGTTTATGCTGATGCCGACACCTGTAACCCGAGCAACTTCAGAATTCAACCAAGCATTTCTGTAGAAACCTCTAAGGATCGTTGGCACTGTTATTGGGTTCTCGATGGTGAGCAAGACCCACAACGTGTCGCCCTGCTCGCTAAGCAGATTGCTTACGCACACAGGGATCAGGGTTGTGATGTTTCGGGCTGGAACCCGACCAAGCTTCTTCGTGTCGCCGGCACAAGTAACCTCAAGTATGGCCAGGCTCAGCCAGTTACCGCAACAACTAATGGCACTATCTTCTCAATTGAAGAGATTGAGGCGGCCTACAAAGATGTTGTTGTAGACAAGATCCTTGACCTATCGGACGCACCAATGCCTCAAAACATTCCTGCCGTCATGGAGGTCCTATCGAAGGTTTCTAGTAACCGTGAAATCCTGTCGCTTTACCTTGATGAGCCAACCCCAAACTCGGACCTATCAAAGCTCATTTGGAAACTTGAACTGGAGTTGTTTCGCGCAGGCCTAACTGCTGATGAAGTTTTTGTTGTGGCAAGACATGCTAAGTGCAACAAGTATCACCGCCCCGACCGGCCTAAACGCGCAGACGCTGATGGCGATCTTTGGCGTGAAGTGCAACGTGCGCAGAACATGTTTAAGACCACCGAGAGTGTAACCGTTGAGCCGTTGCAGGTTGAAGAAGAAGCTGAGAAAGAAGCCAACTTCTTGACAGACAGCGAGCGTGAAGTTGTTAAAAGCTCACGGACCTTTGTTGACGAATATGTTGCGTGGGCTGGTAAGAAAACCGATGGCGCTGTTGAGTATCAGCAGGCTGGGGCGTTCACAATACTTTCGGCCGTATACAGCGACCTCGGGTGTGCCGCGCCAAAGTATGGTCGCATGGGCCTGAACCTTTGGTTCATGCTTCTTGGTGAGACAACTCGTAGCCGCAAGTCAACAAGCCGTAGCCTGATGTTGCGGATGATTACCGCATACGAAAAGTATGTCGGCTACCAGATCGATATCGGCTCAAACGCAACAGGTGAAGCGTTGGTCAAGCACCTTTCTGGGCGAGACAAAATGACCTCACTGTTCCACCGAGATGAAGTGCAGGGCTTGTTTAAAGAGTTCGTCACCAAGACCTACATGGCCGCTGCTGCCGACCAATACACCGAGCTTTACGACGGTCGCGTCCCTGTGATGTTGCGCTCAACCGGCGCACAGAACGGTGCTAAGGCTATCCAGACGGAACGTGCTGAAACAAACTTCATTATGTATCTGATGGGCATCACCAGCAAGGTTGCGGAGATTCTGACTGTGGACTATTTCCGTAGCGGTTTCTTGGCGCGTTTCATTTACGTAGTTGCCGACGCACCGGAGAGAACTCGTGAAAGCGAAGACCTGGACCAGGCTGACGAATACGAGACAAAGGTTCAGGACACCGAGATGGAGAACCTGACACGCTCACTTTACGACAGTGCACTTTGGTGGCAGAAAAAGGGTGGCG